CTCATATTCGATGGTTGTACACCATTGTTAACAAGCCATTGGTTGATCTTGTCGGAGAAGAATAGATAGGTTCGTCCAAATTATATAAGCAAAAACAAACATTAAAGAATACGAAGAATTATTGGAGACCGTGTAACATGATAAAAGCAAAGACAAAACGCAAAAGCAAAAGTTTAGATATGGACCTAGTTGGCCACCTGCCAGACTGGTCCACTATTGATTCATACGATGATGAAAAATTCCACGTGATGCTGACGGATTCACTTCGCCATTACGGGTATTTCTTTGGTCTCAAAGATATGCGAAAGCATATGAACAAATGGGTAGAAGCAAACGTACCAGACGCCGATACAGTGAAGCTCTATAAAAGAACACCAGACTGGCGTACGCCAATGACAGCGATGTCATTAGCCCGGGCGAACCTGAACGGGATGCCTATGAAACCAGAGCACTTTGAATACGTGATGGATAAGGTCACATCCTCCATCGCCTCCGGACCGAGCGCGTTCACAGTAGAAGATGATGAGCCGGCTGCGAAGGTTAAAAAACCGAAGCAACCAACCATACAAGACCGCATTAACGCAAAAATCAACGACCACATCCTACATTTCGAGATAGAATACGAAGACGGGATTATCGAGCGCAAGGAAAAGCACCCAAAGCCAGAGGTCAAATCATACCTTGCTCAAGAAGAGGTACCGCCCTCGATGGTGACCAAGATTGTCGAGCATTTTCAAGCCCAATGGGATGAGATTTCCGGATCACAGGGTAAGGATGCAGATGAGCAGTTGAAGGAAGCCTACAGTCACCTGACCAAAACAGACGTCAAACGATTCGTAGATTTCTACAAGGCATTGATTGCAGATCTAAATATGTACAAGGAGCAGAAGAAGGTTGCCCGCGCTCCTCGCAAGAAGAAGCCCGTCAGCAAGACCAAGCAAGTAGCAAAGCTCACGTATTTGAAGTCATTTGAAGCCCTTAAACTGGTCTCTGTTAACCCACATGACTTGATTGACAGTAAGACAGTTTGGGTATACAACACCAAGACACGGAAATTGGGTGTCTACCACGCAGACGATTACGGTTCAATGGGTATTAAAGGAACCACATTAACAGGATTTGATAAAGCAAAGAGTGTGGCAAAGACCTTGCGTAAACCTAAGGAGCAACTTGCAGAATTCAACAAAGCAGGCAAGGTCAAATTGCGAACTTTTATGGAAGACATCAAAGCGGTAGAGATCAAATTGACTGGACGTATTAACAAGGATACTGTTTTATTGAAAGTATGCTAACATTGGAAATATAAATTGACACTTGAAATCAAAAAATTAGATAACCGCTGGAGTCTATACAAGACACAAAAGGCCAGCCATCTTATCTGTTTAACAGACCGGAAGATGATGCAGGCTGTTCAAACGGCATTGACAACAGCATACGGCGAAGGCTATTTTATTTTACAGCACCGGCACAGTAGATATATCCCTCATGGAAAACCCTGGTATATCAAACATAAACTGAACCGACAACCAGATAGAGGACATTTCATAGCTTCAATATCCTATTTGTTCTTCCTAACCAGCGAAGAACAAATATCATACCTTGGATTAGCATTATGAAAATATCCAAGCTCGATAATCGTTACAATGCATACACCTGCGGTTGTACAACCCGAGGAACCGGGAACATACCAGAATCAATCCGTGCAGGTAGATTCATCATTAAATTAACCACTAAACAACAGGTAACCTATTGTAACCTAATATTGACTTCCAGATAAATACATGAACACTGGAATCAAATATGTTTACAACAGAAGAATTAAAGCAACAAACAGTCGACTATATCTATAACCTATTAGGTGGAGGCATGATAGATGTTGAATTGGATCCATCACATTATGACACAGCCATTCAACGCGCCCTATCTAAATATAGACAACGAGCTGCAAATTCTACTGAAGAATCATATGCGATATTAGAATTAGTTCCAGAGCAGCAAACCTACACCTTACCACAAGAAGTAATGTCTGTCCAACAGATCTTTCGTCGAGGCTTGGGCAATTCTCAAGCGACATCAAACTTTGAACCATTCAGTGCAGGCTGGATGAATGCGTACCTGTTACAAAGCGGTAGACAAGGCGGTATGGTCATGTATGAATTATATGCTGGCTTCCAAGAGTTAGCAATGAGAATGTTCGGTGGCTATATCAATTTCCAATTCAACCCAGCAACAAAACAATTGACATTGATGCGTAAGATACCAATTGGGGCGGAAGAGAACGTTCTTTTATGGCAGCACAATTTCAAACCGGATCAAATCATATTATCAGATCATATGTCCGGCCAATGGGTCAAAGATTATGCATATTCACAGGCCAAATTTATATTAGGCGAAGCACGTAGTAAGTTCGGAACTATAAACGGACCACAAGGCGGTACATCATTAAACGGTGATGCATTAAAAAGCGAAGCCACACAAGAGATGAAAGATTTAGAAGACGCATTAAAACAATTCGAAGATGGTTCTTTGCCAACTTGGTTTATTATAGGATAATATATGGGAAATATAATTCAGGGATTGAAAGATTTAACAGCCTTATTGGCCAGCAAACCCTGGGCAATATTTATCGTGTTAACATTGGTATATGGATATCTATATTTCGAACAGAATCAGACATTACAATCTAATAACCTAGAAATAGGCGGATTAAGAGCGGAGATGAAAAAGATGAATGAGATTATTATATTAAAGGTGCAACTTGCACAAAAGGAGTGTCAATAAAATGTATGGATTATTACAAGATGGTGTGGTCTTAGCTCAATACGCAACATTAGAGGCCTGTCAAGCAGCAGCAAACGCATATCAATATTGTGTTTGGTTAGGCAATTAGAAATATATTTATGAGTATTCAAAAAGTATTAATGATATCAATATTGACCATACTATTCACAATTGGTCATGCCAATGGCTCGGATGAGCCAAACAAAGGCATTTTCAGTTCTATTAGCCAGTGGTTAAAATCAAAAAAGAATGATCACAAACTAAAATCCTTAGACAATTATCGCAAGGATCAAAAAGAGCACGACATTCTTACTCGCATCAATATATTACAAGATCGGATATGGCGTGAAGAAGATAAGAAGGAACCAAACTATGAAAAGATTGCCATCTGGCAAGATGAAATAGATTATCTAAAGGGATTACTTGTTAAATGACCAAGAAAAAAATTGAAGTGGAGATCGATCCAAACCAAACTATGCTCGGCACCATCAAACAACTAGCGCCGAAGACCAAACGAGATTGGGGACAGATTGCCGCAATAGTCTCGATTATAGGATCCTTAACAGTAGCAGCCTTCTTCATACAAGGATATTTCGCCAAAGAAGCAGATGTAAGAGCGATGCGTCAACAGGGCTTGGTACGCGAATGGACATTTGAAGCAACCCAAAATGAATTACGTATGGATATAATAGAAGAACGGATTGACCGAGAAATATCTAAACCAAAAGAAGAGCAAAAGGCAAGACGTATCAGATCGTGGGAAGGGCAGGTTGATACATTGACGTCACGCAATGCAGTCTTAAAACATAATATAGAACAAATCACAATAGCAAATATCACCCAATAAACGGCAAATAATATTTGACATCCACTATAGGTTAATATATACTATTAACACAAAGGTAAAATATGACTTCAAAATTGATAGGAATCTGCGGTCTCATCGGTTCAGGCAAAGATACGGTAGGCGAAATACTTGTAAAGGAATATGGCTTCACAAAGCTCAGTTTTGCAGGGACATTAAAAGACATGACAGCAGTCCTGTTTGATTGGGACCGAGAGATGCTAGAAGGAACCACACCTGAGACAAGAGCAGCCCGGGAGATCATTGATCCATTCTGGACCGAGAAGCTAGGAAGAGATTGGTCACCGAGAATAGGCCTTCAGCAAATGGGTACGGAGATTATGCGCAATAACCTTCATGATAGCATCTGGATTCATACATTAGAAAACAAAATCCGTAAACTAGATAAGGTAGTGATCACAGATTGCCGTTTCCCTAATGAGATTGATTTTGTCAAAGCACACGGCGAGATATGGACCATAGACCGAGGTCCTAAACCAGACTGGTGGGATCATGCTGTAAGGTGGAATAACGCTGATCATAAAGGACGAGTTAGAATGACGGTTGACCAAAGTAGTCCGGAATCATTGGGTGTTCATGCTAGTGAGTATTCATGGGCAGGTGTAGAAGCAAAGCATACAATAAATAACAATTATACATTGGGATCTTTAACAAATGTAGTTAGAGGATTAGCACAACAGACTTAAAAGTCTGGCTTGATTGGATCTTCCTTCCAACCTAAACCTTTAATAGAAATTTCAATGGCGCAATTAGCACAGACTGATTTTAGGTTTGTCCAGCTTCCGTTTTTCTGATTACCGTCTAGGTACATTACAACCATCTGTCCTGAATATTTACGTTTGAATCCACACGAGTCGCATTCCTTCTTTAATTTATAGCCTGATTTCATCCATGCAGGGGTAATTACTTTTTCTGGATGCAGGCATCGCTCGCATTTAGTACGATAGTAGATTTTGTTATTACGATGGAGATTTACAGCGCGGGGCCTAACCTTACATTGCTTACACAGCGGTCTCTTGTCGGATGCCATAATTATCCCTCCAAAATTTATATTGCTCTTTCTTAGCATTCATTTTATCACGTAGTATCTACAGGTCATACAGACGCTCTCCTTACATAACCCTTATTTAGCATATTTCACCCTCTAAAAATATCAACATTTGCTAAATAGTAGTAACAAGATTATTTAACATAGAGGATTAATAATATGGCACTTTTGAGTCCGGGCACGGAAGTCACAGTAATTGATGAGAGCTTTTTTGCTCCAGCAGTAAGCACATCAATTCCTTATATTCTGTTAGCCACAGCACAAGATAAGACAAATAGCAGCGGCGATATTGCCTCTGGTACAACAGCAGCGAATGCCAACGTAGTAACACCAGTAACTTCACGTCGTGAATTGGTAACACTATTTGGTAATCCATCATTTACTGCCGACGCAACAGGCGGCGTGGTTCAAGCACACGAATTAAACGAGTATGGTCTACAAACTGCCTACAGTTTGTTAGGTGTTACAAATCGCGTTTATGTTCAACGAGCAGATATAGATTTAGGTGAATTAACGGGCACATCTGTTAGACCTACCAACACACCAGCAAACGGCACATTATGGCTTGACCTAGCTGACACAGATTTTGGTTTATTTGAGTGGAATACCTCAGATCAAACTTTTAATAAGATTACACCAATCGTTATTGATGACCTAGCTGACCAATCAGCTGGCGTACCAAATGGCGACATTGGCACAATTGGTGACTATGCGGTTGTAGCAGTTAGCACAGCAAATCCAGTATACTTAAAAGACGGAACAGGTGCTTGGGTATTAGTTGGATCGGATGCTTGGTTAACTTCTTAGCTTTACTACACCAAGGCACAGTATCAAATCCAACAATCACAATAGGTGATTCATTAGATATTAATACCATTGCTGTAGTTTCAACTGGTACAACTCTTGCTTCATTGGTAAGTGATATTAATACAGCGGCTATCCCGGGGGTTAATGCAGACGGCGCAAACAACAAATTGACATTATATGTTAACCAATTAGCATCATCTACTGGCGGCCCAGCAGATAGCAAATTAAGTTTACAAACAAACGGTTCAACAGTAACTATTTTTGCTGACTTAGGAATTACAGGGCGGTGTATATGATACATTAGACACTCAACTTTCAGCTCATACAAGTGTTCCGGAATGGAAGAGCTTAGATACAAACCCACGTCCAACAGGAAGTGTTTGGGTTAAGACAACATTGCCTAATGACGGCGCAGATTTTAATGTTAATGTATTTGATGACGTTATTGATGAATGGTCACGTATTGACGCTCCATTATATGCATCAAATGCTGCGGCTAACAAAGCATTAGATTCAGTAGGCGGTGGTTTAAATATTGCTCAAGGTGCTATGTATGTTCGTTATGATACATTAGAAGATGGCACAGCAACTTATACATTACATACACGCCAAGTTAAAGGTGCAACAACAGTGGCTGGTTCAGTAGCAAATGCAACATTTACAGTTGGCAATTCATTCGACGTTCAAGTTTCACAACCTGGTTTTGAAACATTGACAGCGGTAGCAACCGTTACATTGACTGGTACTACTCCAGCTGATTTTGCAACAGCGGTAATGAATACAAGTGTACAAGATTTAGAAGCTTCTGTTTCAACAAGCGGCAAGGTTGTATTAACACACACAGCAGGCGGAACAATTGTTGTATCTGAAAATTCAGGTACTCCATTAAATGACGCAGGCTTCAGTTCAGCATTAGTATTTGTTGAAGGTGGTAATAACAGTGACTTAGTATTAAGCAATTGGGTACCATCAGTATACAGTGCTTCATTAAATCAACCAAGTGTTGATCCAGTTGACGGTACTAAATGGTATTTCAGTGATGTAGATAACGTGGATCTTATGATGCATGACGGAACAGATTGGAAAGGTTACCAGAATGTTACTAACGATGCTCGTAACAGTGATTTATCTATTACATCACCAGACGGACCAATGGTCTCTGCCAGTGAGCCGACAGCACAATCAGATGGCACAGTAATTGAGTTAGGTGATATTTGGATTGATACAAGCAACATTGATCAATACCCAGTCATCAATCGTTGGACCGCATTAGGCGCAGGCCAAGAAGCATGGGTCACAATTGATAACGCAGATGCCACCAGTGAAAACGGTATTTTATTTGCTGACGCACGTTGGGACACAGACGGCACAACAGACACCATCACAGGCGACCTACCATTAATCACTGATTTATTAACAAGTGATTATTTAGATTTAGACGCACCTGACGCAGCATTATATCCACGTGGAACAATTCTTTGGAATACACGTAGAAGTGGTTTTAATGTTAAGCAATACACCGCAAATTATTTCAACACAAGTGCATTCGTAGGTGTAATGCCAGCGGAAACAAATACTTGGATAACAGTTTCAGGTCTTCAATTAGACGGTTCACCTTACAT